ACAATTCCTGCTTCGTTTAAGGTATTAACTTCGCTTGTAGGGTCATTTATCATTGAAGTTAGCTGTTTTTCAACGCCGACAATTCCGTTGATTTCTGTGTTTGAAGGCGACCAGTGATAACCTTTGTTGACATCCTTTGCCGCAATAACACCTGCAAGCCTTTGAGAATAAGGCTGTAAGATATTTGAATCTGATTCTGAATCATAGACTTTCAAGTGCGGATAACAAAGGATAACTCTATCAGAAGAAGTATTGAAGTTGATTGTACCTTCCGGTCCTCTTCCGGTAATCGCTTCTTGAACGGTTGTTCCTATTGGTGCATCAACCAATCCGATTGCTCTAATTTTGTCGCAAATTGCTTTCATCTGTGATACAACTGCTGTTTCTTCGCAGAAAACAGGAGCGATAATTGTTTTTGGAAAATATCCAAAAAGTGAATAGCAATTTTCAAAAGCTTTCATTCCGGTTCTTTTACCAGTTAGAGCATCGACTCCGCCGTTGATATCGCCGATAGTTACATCAGAAATGCTTTGATGTTTAGCAGGGTCAAAGACATTTATAACAATTATAACCCCCGCACCCTGGTCAAAAATTGATTGCAGAGCTTGAGGAATTGTAAATCCTGAAGTCTGTTCGCCGAAATACTTAACCGCATCGATTTCATTTAAAATCAAAGTCGGTTCATTAATTGTTCTATATTCTGCTGCCACCGATGAAATCGGGGCAGTTCCGACAAGTCCGACAACCGCAGTTTTAACTGTTTTAATCGTTCTTGCACCTTTTTGTATTTCTATGGTTTCAACACCGTGTAAAAAACTAGCCGGCATTTATACCTCCTTCTTCTAAGTCTTCAACGCTTGGAGTGGTAAGCGTGAATGTTATTTCATACTGCCAAATACCGCTAATCTCAGACAAAAAGCCCTCTTTTACAGGGGTTAATTTTGAGCAGCCAAGGATTTTAAATCCGCACAAAACTTGTTTAATTTTGCCTAAAACCTCATAAGCACCGTTGTTTGAACGGAGGTTACGAGTGACAATAGTTAGGGCAAAGTCCATTTTTTTATCCTGAGAAATAAAGCCAAGTGCGTCTGTGGTTGAATAATTCCCGCCACGATAATGAACAAGAATTGCACCGACAGGATGAAGTAAAGTGAATTCCTGCGGTTTTTCAGGGAAGCCCTGAACCAACAAGTTAGAAAAATTTGGTTTTAATTTCTCAATTATGGAGTTTTCGATTTCACTAATATTCACTTAGTCGTCCTTTGTTGAATAATCTGTCTAACTCGGTTTTATTCGTGCGATATTGACCGTTTTGCAAGGTCTGATTGTCTTGGGTTTCAAGAGTAATGATTCCTTTTTGCAAATTTTCAAGAGTTTTAATTGCATTTTTGTACGCATCGCAAACCACTTCAGGAATTTCTGTCATAATTCTGCGAGAATACAGCCTGTAAATGCTTAAATCCATTCCTACTACTCGAAGTAAAGGAAAGTGGGTATTGAGAGGTAAGTTGTATCTTCCTCTCAAATACCCATCGATTAGGGTTGAGGAGTAGAGTATGGCTTCCTCACAAACAACTGTTTCAATGGTGTTTTGTTCGCAGTTGTCGTTCGTCAGCTGGATTAGGGGTTCTTTTCCAATTTGTATTTCAATGTCTTTAGCAGTGCAGTAAAACATAATGTCAGTGCCTTCCATTTTGGTTCATTCACTCGCAAATAAAAATGAATTTTATTTGTCTCGCTCATTTCACCATTAAATACCTCTTATGATTCTAATAATTTCGCCTTCTGCGGATGCTGCATCTTGAGCATAGCCGTTTATTTTTTGAGCTTCTGAAGCTACAATTGCTCTGCCTGATGCGTCTGAAGTTATTGCTGTACCTTGAATAATTGCACCGCCTGATTCAATTAGCAGAATCCCTATAACTCCAATTGGGGCTTGTTGCTCTGCATCTGTTTCAACATCACAAACACCGATTGCTTTTGCACCTGCTGTACAAATTCCACCGTCAAATCCGACAAATATGTGCTTTGGAAGATTTGTTGATGCTTTTACTGAGTCAATTAATAGAGGTTTGTATAATTTTTGTGCCATTATTTATCACCTCCGTTTGTTTCAGAAGAATCAGCGTTACCGGTTGCTTCAGTTGCAGTTCCATCTTTTGTTTCGGTTGTGGTTTTGTCTTTAACTTCATCTGCTGGTGCAGTGGTTTCAGCATCAGCATCAGCATTAGCTTTAACTTTGGCTGTTGTTTTAGTTTTTGCAACAGTTGAAGCTTTTGTAGGTGTTTTGGTAGCTGAAGTGTCTGCATTTTCTTCAATTGGAATCAAAATGTCTGCAAGTTTTTCTCCTTGCTTTTCATCAAGCTCAATAACATCACCTATTTTGTAGGTAGTTCCACTGTGCAGTAGATTGGTGTTTTTTACCGTATATTTTTTATTAGCCATTAGTTTCTCCCTGTGTTAAATCGATTACGTTTGAAATCAAATACCCTGCTTCAGCACCGACAAGAAAAGGAGTGTAAATGTCTGTAGCCCTAATATATTTGACTTTGTTACCTTCTTTTTTGTATTCATCGATTTGAAGTGCATCTTTTTTTCGAACTGTGTATGCAAAAGCAGGGTCGTATTCAGTTCTCGAATCAAGTTTTGGAACATATGCCAAGACAATGTTGTTGCCCCAAACTCTTACAAATTCGTTCTTTTCATTGGCAAAAATTGATTTGCCGATAAAAATATTTTCAACTTCAAAAAATTCTTTAAAATGGTCTAATGTAAGAACTTTATTTTTGTCAGTTGAAAGCATCAGCTTTAAACCTTCATGGTTTTTTAAAGCTCTCCAAACATCTTGCCCCATAACTAAAGTATTTGGGTCTTGTCCAATGTTTTTGCAAACTTTATCTTTTGCATTGTCAATCGTTATAATTGGATTTGAAGAGCCATTATTAAATTGACTGGTTCCAGATAATGCAACTTTATTAGTATCAGGATAGCTGTTAGGATTTTGTACAAGGTCTGCACACTGTTTTTCGTGCTTTAGCTTTAAGCCTTGCGTTACAACATTTGTGGCGTGAACTTGTAACTTGACCTTTTTAGCAGCTTCTTCTTCCTCACGATAATCAATTGGGTATGCTAAATCGTGTTCGGACAAGGTCGCAGATTTTTTTGTAAAACCTTTTGGGCTGATAACATTTGAATTGGCTCTAATTGCACGTTCTGTATCGTACATTTGGAAAGCTTCTTTGTTGAATTCAAAGATATCAATCTTTTCAAGTTCTGATTCTATTGTCGGAAACAGACTTTCTGCAATGAAAGCATTATTACTGTAACCTCTTGCTACCTCAGAGAGGTATGCGTTAATTCGTAGCTCTTCTAAGCGTCCCATCTATATCTCCTTTATTTTCAATAGTGCGTCTTTAAAGGAGATATTCTCTTTTTTAGCAAGTGCTTTAGCCTGTTTGTATATCTCCACACTTTCCTCATCTGCATCTGCGTACTTTTCTTCATCAACTTTTGTAGTTGATTTTTTCTTTGTAGCAACTTCGCTAAACTCAATCTGTTTAGGCATTGCAGTGATTAAAGTTTTAAAATCTTCGATGCTGTTGGATGCTTCATCGAACTTTTTAACATTGTCCAAATCGCATAAAATAGAAAAAACAGCATCTTTTTGGGCAGGGGTCAAAATCCCTGTTTCAATCTGTTTATCAATAAATTCGTTAAAATCCTTGGTTCTGAGATTGTCCTTGATATCTTTCAATTCTTTTGCAAGTTCATCCTTGCCTGCTGCATCATCTTTGAATTTGGCAAGCTGAATACTCAAATCTTTAACCTGAGATTTTAAGTCCTTAATTTCTGTATTCTTTTTTGCTTTTTCTTTAAAATCGGCAACCTGCTTTGTTAAATCATTAATAGTTGCCTTTAATACTTCTGTGTCTTCATCTTCTTCGCTGTCTTCGATTACAGTTTCAAAAATATATGTATCAGATTCGCCGTCTTTAAATTCGACAGCTTTCATTCCTTTTACTTGAGGGATACTTGCTCCCAAAAAAGAAACAGCCTTCAAATAAGGCTTTTTACCTTCTAACTCTCTGTAAATTTCAATAGAGATTTTTTTGTATTTTCCCTGATTTACAAATTCCTTAAGGTCATCTGATAAATCTTTAAACGTGGCTTTTAATACTCCGCCATCTTCTTTAAGGTTTTCAACCCAACCGTATGCCGGTCCCTTTTGTTCATGGTCAAGTGTAATCGGAGCTTCGCAAAAACTCGGGTCATAGTTTTTTGCAAGTTCTTCAACTTCGGCTTTAGTAAATTTCCCTTGAGGATAATTACCTGCCTTAAATACTTCAAAAAATTTCATTAAATACCTCTTTGTAACTTAGTGCTTTCGAAAATTTCAATTTATGTTCGCAGTATAAGCTCTCTTTTTGCACACTCTCAAATGTGTTTGGGCAGTTCTTTTTTGACTGTGCAAGTCTACTGCGAAAGAGAGTGCCCACGAGAATTTGAAACACAATTGAGCGATGCGTTATCGTGAACAATAAAAGAGCCGTAGAGCTCGTTTTCTTTTTGGGGGAATACCTCAAAAAGCAGTGAAGAAAGGATAAACTGTGGAAATATCTTTATTATTAAAACTTTTTGAAAGTATCGGCTTCCCTGCCGTGATTTTTGTTATTTGGTATGTCTACCACAATGCACAAGTCAAAACTTTTGAAAAAATTATTTCAAATAATTTTGAAATTCTCAAAGATTTGGTTGAAACCAATCAGTACAATGTGACAGTTTTATCCCGAATCGAAAGTAAAATCGACGGAAATCTTTGGTGTCCTATTTTAAAAAGGGAGATTTCTAAATGAATATAGAAAGAATCCAGCTAAAAGGGCAACTGGCAGAGGCTAAATCCAAATATAGAAATCTTGATATAGAGGCGGCAGGGCTGATTCTTTTAATCCGGTCTTTGTTGAATCCTTACGAGGACGACACAACAAAGCAGGAAACTGAAAAAGCCCTTGTTTCCTTAACTCGCTTAAATGAAATAGTCACAGAACTCAGAAGATTAAAAAAGAAAATTTCTAACTTGGAGGACTATTTTGACTAAGAAGGATTCCTTAGCGACTTGTGCAGAAAGAATGTATGTAATTGAGCAGATGACAATAAATGAAATTGCATCTCAGCTTAAGGTGCATGAAAAATCAATCCGTAATTGGAAAGATGAATATTCTTGGGATAACAAGCGCAAACAATATTTGGAATCAAAACAAATGTTCCATGAGGAATTGTACAATTTTGCACGAAAATTAATGATTTCTATTGAATATGATATGGAGAACAACGAAAAAGTTGATCCCGGAAGAATGTTCGCTTTTACAAAAATGCTCCCACT